CTGACAGTCGGCTTTGTGCCAGAAGCGGACATTGCTATCATCAGCTTTTGTTTATTTATGGGGAGATGGTCAAGTAAGTGCAGCTATTCAGTCTTGTACTAGGCTTTACTGATTAGAGGTATTTAACAGCTAATCAGTTATTCACTAAATACGGAAATGTTGTTTAATTTTTCTTTTTTGTTCTTTGTATTCTATATGCCCTTTCTTCAACAGTAGTTAATGGCTTGTATGTTGAAGTCTTTACCCCAACGTGTCGGGCAGTTGGCTCCCTAGCGGTGAAGCGTCTTTGGAAGTCAAGAGATACACCATTATTTTCAGCGAGCATGCGAACATACCCTCTAATCATGTTTTCTTTGAATTTAAACCAACCCTTCCGTCCCTCGAAAGCATTTACTATCACTTCTCCAAATTCGGGGGATTTTAGTTTATTAAATTGCCTGTCAAATTGGCTTTCAGAAAGTGCATTTAATTGCTTTTGGTTGCATATTTCACTATATGAATGCTTTATTGTCTTTTTCTCGCGCTGTAAGTCCTCAGCATCAGCCATAGCCCATAGCAAATGGTGAAAGTATTCTTGCCTCCCTAGTGTAGCAAGAACATAGTCATGCTTTAATGTCTCAGATATTGAATCAACAGCATCATTTAAACCTTCCCAAAAAATGTCGTGATCAATTATTTCAATATTTTCACTTTTTGCATGAGCACAGGTTAGAATTTTTTCACATAATAAATGTACGTAATGGGGGAACCCATCACTCAATCCCGCTATTTTATGTCTTATGTTATCATCTACTTTCAATTCAAAAGCACCGAAAGCATTATCTATTATTTTAAATCTTCCATTCCAAGGTAATGCTTCTAAATGAGTTTGATGAATTTGTCTTTCACTGGAAAGGTGCCCGCCAATCAGGGAGTGTAATGAATCACTAATTCCAGTAAATATTAATTTCACATTGATGTTCTGATCACCTAATGCTTTTACTAGTCGTCCGAAATTTTGCTTTTCATGTTGTGATTCTATCTGGTCAAACTCATCAATCACAATGAAAGGTTTTTGAGAGTGTATTTTTGTCAGGTCTTCCAAGGCTAGGACTGCTGAAGATATTGAATTGATATTTAATTGGGATCTTTCATCTGTTTTTTTTACGGTTGTATCTAGTTTGAATCCAAGTAGATTTATTCCGGCGGATATGGATCTCTCATTTTTATAGTTTTTGCATGGCTTTGTTTTTACTACAATATCATTAATTATTGATGCTAAAGTTGAAGATGGTTCGCAACCTACAAAAATAGGTTCGTTTTCTTCTTGTAGCTTATACGCAATTGTATGTGCTAAAGATGTTTTGCCAACGCCGCGATCCCCATAAATAAATACGCTTCGACCATCAGAATATAAAACCGACTCGATTGCGCCAAGTTGTTTTTCTCTACCGAAGAGAAGTTCAAAAGTAGATACGGGTGCCGCCGGACGTACGACTTGATTTAACAAGGTATAAAAGTCATGATTACTCATAGCATTTATCGACATTTTGAAATTCTCCTCGATTACGTAACTTTTATCTATTCTATCCCTAATTGGTTGATTTAACATCATTTAGATTATTGACGATGTTGCAAATTGCTTGTTCTTTTCTTCGCAACTCACAATATTTCCTCCAGATTTTTGCTATCCAGCACCACTACGGCAAAGCTCAGCGTGCGCAGCCGTCCGTGCTCGCGCTGCTGGTCTATGCGTGGGGTGGTTCGCCAGGGGCTTTGCATTCGACAAAAACGAGACGGCCGCCGGGTGGTCGATTGTTTTAGTGAGTTAAGTCTTTTGCGAGGCTTTGCTAAAGCGTCACTTTTTTCATAATAGGGCCTAAACTTCCGCTTTTCGCTCTTAGCTGACATTGAGTTGTCCCTAGTGACAGTTAATTGCACTCGACATTGTCCGCTGCTGGCCAGGGATGCCATGGCACCGTGATGCTTGGGGATGCCTGGGAACTGAGTTATGCGAATCTCTTCGCGCAACGCCGAGTGCATTGTTTTGATTGTTAAAGAGCGGAGCGTCCGGTAGGGCGCTTATAGGTACTCACAAATGCCTATGCGGAAACAGCCTGATCACCCCCATGTTTTCACATGTGTTTAACCCCTCGCACTCGTCACATCTGCTGATATCAGGCTGTGAGTCGAAGTGGCCATCAAGTTGCAGTGTTCCGTCTCAGCGATATAAATATACCCATGGGTAATTGTAATTAGCAATACCAAAAGGTAATTTTTTGATGGGATTTCACACTCATTTGATATTCAATGGTTTTTATTTTTTGCGGGAGGGTGTTGGCGGTAGGGCGATGGGATTTTGGTCACAAAAAACCGGCACGAGGCCGGTTCAGAGGTGAGAAAATCAAGTTGACTAAGGTAGTCGGACTAAATTGCTTGTCTGGCAAAAGTGATTATTGATGATTCATCGCTATGCTCAATGTGATTAATTCCTTTCTCATCAAATGTTTTACGGATCTCACGCATCGCCTTTACCTCCAGAGCTGTTGGCTGGGGTGGGGGATCAATGGTGAACAGCACATTCGATAACGATAGGATTCTCTCACTAGCAGCCCTCAAAATCTTGGCTGTCCATGAGTCGCAATGTTCCATCATCCTTTCTGGTTTGTCTTGAGTAAATGCCAATGGTTTGATGGCGCATAAAATCTTATCATTCTGCCGAGCAACAAGCGGGATAGAAAACCTCGTCAGCTCACCACCAAGCATTTCTTTTTTAAATACATTTTTAAGATCGTTATAATGTAAGAATCGGTGTTTTAGCTCTCTTGTTAGAATGGTTTCACGTGATTCTTTTGTGACTTCAGAACGATTAACAAATTTGTTATAAAGTTCCAATATCACTTCCTGCGGATGCTCCGCCATAACCACTCTGGCTGGGCTAAAGTGAATAATTGATTCTTTTCTTTCAATTAAGTAATTGAAAAAATTAGCTAATTTTTCTGGTTTTTGAAATCTACAACTCTGTTCCTGGGCAAATTTCAACTCTATGTCAATCGCCTCTTTGGCTCGCGGGAAGATGATCTCGTCTTGAAAAAAGTTTTTTACTCTCGCGTTGTTGCCTTTGGTGAGGAGATAGTGAAATTGCCCCAATTTTGGAGCACAAAGAACCACACCGATGTTTGCAAACTCTTCGGTTTCTGCATACGGCGCATATCTAATTATGCTGTATAGGCATGGCGTGGTCATACGATGCTACTCCAAAATTCTTTACTTCCAACTCTGTTTAGGCGGGTCGTGATGTCGCTTAACATACGTTTGCGCTCATCATCTGATGAAAACCACTCGTCAGGAAGTTGAGCAAAAGCCAACTCCAATGTACCGATAGCCTTAGTTGCAAGCTCTACAAGCTCTGGCTCGTCAAGTATGTCATACACCCAGTTCCCGCCTCTAGGTGAGTATACATGTACATCATATCCATCGTCAGTTATATCGTGTGCGAATGCTAGGTTATGATCAATCAGGTAATACCTATCATTAACCGCATCAAAAATAATATTTACATTCCCTCCGAAGTCGGTAAGCGTCCTATCTGAGTTGTTGATCCATCGGTCAAAGAAGAAAATCTTCTTTTTTTCTTGAATCGTTAAGGAGTTACGTGCCTGCTGGATGTTAATTATTGAAGCGTTTTCAACAAATCGAGTGGCAAAGGCGGGGCCAGGAAAGAGTTCGTGGCTTAGGTCTGGCATAAATTCAATGAGTTCCTCGCCAACGTCGACGATGCAAAAATCGGGACAAGATAGTCCTATCTGCTGCGCAAGGTGAGCGGAGATGAATTCTGCGACAAGTTCGTACTGCCGTAACTTTGGTCTTCCTTTCACTACGTATGCAAGACCATCTTGGCAAGTACAAAGAAAGGGGTTGGTTATTCCACCATTCATTCGTCTTGTATAGGCCGTTACAGGAAGATAATTATTTTGCAAAATCTACTTTCCATGACTGTAATATCTAAAAATGGTGGCAGATTGATGCATGAGCCATGTCCATACATACATGGCGTTACACCAGTCTGATACCATTACGAGCTAGGCGTAACCCATAACTTCTAGCGACTCAGCCAAACATCTCTTCCGGCCACTGCGACATGATCACTTTCCCCACGAACGTGCAGCCATCACTACACGTTAGGAGGGGAAACTGTGGGTTGAGCGGCTGTAAGTAATTGATCCCGCTATCGCGGATCAGTTTCTTAAAAGTGAATTCGTTGCCGTTCACGCGTGCAATGCAGAAGTCGTTCACTTCAACATCCTGATCAGGGTCGACCAAGATCAGCATCCCTTCGGGAAAGCTGGGGCGGTTTCCCGCCGGCGCCGTCATCGATGCGCCGTCAACCTCAAGCCAGAACGAACGAGAACCAGCCTTTTTGGACGTCTCTATCCAGGCCTTGGCATCTTTCTCCGCGTATGACTCAGGGGTAGAGGTGAATGCCCCTGCCTGAACAGTAGTGAATAGAGGGTATTTATTTATTGATGAGATGGATTTTTCATCATGATAACCATCATTAATTCTATCCATCCAGCCGCGGGGAAGGCCAAAAGCAGACTCGATCACCTCGACCATATCATCAGCTATTCGCTTCTTCTGCTTTTTCCCTTCAGGATAAAGCATTCTTGAAATGTATGACGGCTCCCTGCTGATTTTTCTTGCTAAATCAACAGCTTTCCCTCCACACATTTCGTCCCTCAGCTTGATCAGCTGAAGCCTTCTTATCTCGTATTTATCCATTTTTAAAGTTTACCTCCAAATACCAAGAGGTAAATAACCTGCGGGTATTGACTGGTTATTTACCTATGGGTAAGCTGATTTCATCGTAACGGGAGATAGACATGAATGAGCTTCGTATTTATTTGAACGGACTATCTCAGATTGACCAAGCCAGCTTTGTTAGCCGCTGTGGAACCTCAATCGGGTATCTCCGGAAGGCAATCAGCACTAATCAGACGTTGGGGGCTGAACTGTCAGTACTAATCGAAAAAGAAAGCGGGGGAGTAGTAACCCGCCAGCACCTTCATCCTGAGAAGTGGGCCAGCATCTGGCCTGAATTGCTCGCAGTCTAGCGTCTGATCTCTATCCAAGTAACCACAGGCGTAGGAGGTAAACCGTGGGTAACGAACCGTTGTGGAAGGTAGAACGCCAGCCTGCCTGGTTGGTAGCAGCAATCAAAAAGACGATCGCCGGGTTGCCTGACGGGTATAACGAGGCAGCTGAGTGGTTGGGGGTAACAGATAACGCATTGTTTAACCGCCTGCGTACCAATGGAGATCAGATATTTCCTCTTGGATGGGCATTGGTGCTGCAACGCGCTAGTGGAAACCATCACATCGCTGATGCAGTGGCAAAGGCTTCAGGTGGCGTATTCGTACCGATGGCGGAGCTAGAAGAGGTCGATAACGCGGACATTAATCAGAGGCTCATTGAAGCTTTTGAGCAGATAGCTTGTTACTCGCGAAAGATTAAAAAATCCATTGAGGATGGGGTCATCGATCCATTGGAGCGAGAGGCGATTACTGATGAGTTGTATCTGACGATAACGAAGCTACAGGAGCATTCGACACTCGTATTCCGAATCTTTTGTGCCCAAGAAAGGGTGGCGCACCGGGAATGCCGTCCCAGTGCGCCTGCGCATAACTCGTGTGGAGATTAAGACGCATGGACATTCTAAGCCCAAACCGCCCCCGGGCGCAATTTCGGTGCCGGATCGCCGGTGGCCGTCTGAGCTATGAGCAAATCGTAGCGGGGCAGGGGACACCTGGCAACAACCAAGTGCGCCGGGGATTAGTAGTCAGCCGCGAGGCGGTGGGTATCGCCTGGGGGGCGTTTTACGGGAGGGGGGGATCATGGCTAAGTATCCGCGAGTCGGCCATCTGTACCAAGACGTGTATGGGCATACCGTGCGTGTGGTTGCGACGTGCGCAGAGAGGCAACAGGTTACCTATCTGCGAACTGAACCGGGCTGTGGCTGGCGGATTAACGCGGCCTTGGTTGTGTTCAACGCCTATTTCAGGAGGTGCGCATGAGGATTGAGCAACGGTTAATCGCCCAATCCAGCCCAACCGGTGCTGCATCAGTCAGGAGCAACTCATTACCATGCGCCATGGTGGGTCAGGCCGCTTCATGCTCAAGCGTAAAATCGAAATGCACGGCGCTGAACGGGAAAACGATTTTTCCATCAGTATCGTGGTCGATGACACCCGCTTTTAGCAGCATGTCCACGTCGCGGTGCACCGCCCTGAAATCGCGCCCCAACCGCCTGGCCAGCTCACGGATTGACATTGATCCGGCGTTGGTCATCTCGTTGACAATGTTCAGGCGTCCTGGGGCCAGCATCACTTTTGCCAGTGATTCAACGTCGGGGAATGAGATGGAGAACGGTGTTTCTACCGGCTCGCCAGACATTGCCGCGGCAAATGATCTCTTGGTGTCTTCCTGTGACTGTTTTGCTGTCATAACTCTGACAACCAATGTATTCATGATGTTAACTCCTCAGAGCCTGTATATCGGCGTAAAACTGTTCAATCAGGTCGGTCAAATCAGAGAACGTGACGGGGAGCTCGCTGCCGCCGATATGTTTGTGATCGCCTTTGCCGGCCTCGTTGTCGTAGCGCATTACGCAGACGCCGTTAACGACATAAGCCAGTCGGTATTTGTAGCCGTGATAGCTCCCCAGAACAGAGGGGGCTACAGCCCAGACCACGATGTCGGCAAATTCATTTTCGCCTTTCAGCACTTCGCGCTTTTTGTAGATCAGTTGAGCTGGCACGGTGTTACCTCCTGTACTGATGTCAACCATAACATCACCCTTTTGGTGATGTCAACGATGTCATCAGTTGATTGTCTGAGCTCAGGGGGGTATGCTAGAAAGGCAACGGCAAAATCCGTTGCCGGGATTTGCACCCCGGAATTGATCACAGCGCACGACCGCGCTTTAGCGGTTTTTTTGTGTGCGATGCACGGCTACATCCAGTTTATGGTGGGGCGTGCAGGGCAGTCTTCGGACTGGCCGGTTTCTGTGGTCACCGGTAGTGCAAACCCTGCACGTCTCACCACCCATGAGATTTGCACCTCTAGTGGTGAGTTGAAAAAACTGACCACAGAGGCTGCCATCATGGCTACGATCCCCGTCCCCGATCACCCTGAAATCACCGTTATCAACGGCCAGGTTGTTACTTCTTCTGTCGCTATTGCTGACTATTTCCTTAAGCGTCACGATGACGTTCTAAAGAAGATCCGCACTCTCGAATGTTCCCCCGGTTTTCATGCCCGCAATTTTGCGGTTTGCCGTAAAAACAGTGCGTTACAGAACGGCAAACCTCAACCCTACTACCAAATCACCCGCGATGGTTTCGCGTTCCTGGCGATGGGCTTTACCGGCAAGCGGGCGGCCCGGTTCAAAGAAGCCTACATCACCGCCTTTAGCCAGATGGAAAGGGCCCTAAACGGCGCACCAGCGCTACCGGGCCCCGCACACAATGCGCACGCTGTATATCTCTACATGACAGAGATCCACCGGGTGTGGATGGCTCACCTGCGCCCCATGCTGGTGGCTTCCCAGTCTCCCTTGGCTCATAGCCTGCATGACTACATCAACGATGGTCTTTTCGCCTCAGCGCTTGTCGATCGTTCGCTGAACAGCAACAAGGAGGTATGCCATGAGTAGCAAATTGCATGGTCTGGTATGGGAAGGGTGTGCCCATGCTGGTCTGATCCTTTCCCGCGTGGCTGTGATGGCACGGCTGGCGGATTACAGCAACGATGAGGGGCTGTCGTGGCCGGCGGTGGAGACTATCCAGCGTCAGATAGGTGCCAGGAGCAAGACCACCGTTTCGGCGGCGATAGATGAGCTGGCGCGTGATGGCTGGCTGACTAAGACTGCCCGTAAGTCTGGTGGGCGTGATCTGAGCAATGTTTACCAGATCAATGTCGATAAGCTGGAGGAGGCGGCAGCGGCGGCCCGCATGGCCAACAAGTCCAAAAAGCGGGGTGGGCGCGTTACCCCCCCAATGATTGACCCCTCAAATATTGACCCCCCAACGGTTGAGGGGTTAACGGTTGACCCCCCAAATATTGACCCCCCAATCGTTGAGGGGTCAACCATTGGTAAAAACACCCCCGTTAAGGGGTCAATGGTTGACCCCGATCCGTCAGTTAAAACAGATCCGTCAGTAAAAAGATCTTCTTGTCCGGACGCTGCGCAACCGGACGAGTCTGACCGCGATCATGAATTTTTGGCCCGTCATCCGGATGCGGTGGTGTTCAGTGCCAAAAAGCGCCTGTGGGGCGGGCAGGAGGATCTGACCTGCGCCGAATGGATATGGGGGCGCATCCTTCGACTGCACGAACAAGCCGCTGAATACGATGGGGAGATGGTCAGGCCCAAGGCACCCAACTGGATAGCCTGGGCTAACGAGGTGCGCCTGATGTGCGAGCTGGATGGGCGCACTCACCGGCAGATTTGCGAGCTGTTTGGCCGGGTAAACCGTGATCCGTTCTGGTGCCGCAATGTCCTGAGCCCGGCGAAGTTGCGTGAGAAATGGGATGAGCTGGTGATCCGTCTGGGGGCACCGGAAGCGGGTGTTCAGGATCGCTCACTGAAAACCCTGCTGGGGGCGGAGTGGAACACGGCGCAGGGATGGGAGGACGTGCTATGAAAAATCTGGTTTCTGCCGTACAGCGCCGGGATGCAGCCGCACTGTCCCGCATGGCTGGTCAGCCCCTGCAGGCGCGGGTGGTGAACGGCAACGCTGAAAAGCTGGTGGATGTGCTGTTTGAAAATCTGCTGCTGCTGTTCCCGGCGGCGCGCAATACGGTGTTTGGCGCGCCGGATGAGGTGGCGGCGATGAAGCGCCAGTGGATTACAGCATTCGCCGAAGGGGGGATTACGACGCTGGAGCAGGTCAAGGCCGGTGTCAGCATGGCCCGCCAACACGGTGGAGATTTCTGGCCCTCCTGCGGGCGCTTCATGGCGTGGTGCCGTGAGGGTGCGCGGGGTGCGGGTGGATTGCCCTCTGACGATGAGGTGCTGGCTGAGTTCCACCGCTATGCCCGCGATAAACACCGAGTTGCCACGCCGGAGGCGTTCGACTGGGCACACCCGGTGATGTACTGGGTGGTGCTGGATGTACGCCAGCTGATGTACCGGTACAACTACACCGAGGCCGAGGTGCTGCGGGCGATCAAGGCGCAGATGAAGCAGTGGGCCAAGGAGATGGCGGCCGGAAAAGTGATCCCACAGCCGGTGGCCCGAATTGCCGATTGCCGCAGGCCCAAGACGGCGGCGGAGCTGGCAGGGAACGCGGAGCATTACCAATCGGTCGGGGTCGCTGCGTTGGCAGCTATCCGCCAGAAACTGCGGGGGAGTTCAGGGGAGGGGGCGGTATGAGCAGAGAGAATTCGGCTATGGCCGATGCACATTGCCGGCGGGCAGAAGCGTTGGTCTCCCGCGGGCTGTATCGCCGGGCGCTTACTGAGCTGACCAGGGCGGCGGAATTTGCCGATGCGGCGCAGATAAGCAGGGTTGTGGTGCGCCGTAACGAACTATCGCGCCATGTGCGTTGTGCTCAGCGTGTCAGCGGTGATCCGCGTATGGACTATGAGAGCTGCGTGGGGGAGTCCTGTGAGCCTTAAATCAAGCAGGGGGGCGGCCGTTATCCCACAGCCGGTGATCACGCTGGCGGCAGATGAGGCACCGGCGGCGGGGTTTATGCTGCGGCCCAAGCTTCTGCGCTGGGAGAGTGGTAAATACACGCGCTGGGTGAAGACACAGCCGTGCTGCGGGTGCGGAAACCCTGCCGATGACCCACATCACATCATCAATTCGGGATTGGGATTGGGTGGCATAGGAACTAAAACGCATGATTTGTTCGTGATACCGCTGTGCCGGCGGTGCCATGACGAACTACATCGTGATGTGGGTGGCTGGGAGCAGAGGAACGGCAGCCAGTTGGTGTTGTTGGTGCAATTCCTGAATCGGGCGTTGGGGATAGGTGCCATAGTGAAGGCGTAATGTGTGGAGGGTGTGGATGCGTGATATGTCGAAAGTATTGGAGCGTTGGGGTGGGTGGGCTGCTTCTGATCACGCCGGGGTAGACTATTCTCACATTGCTGCCGGATTCAAAGGGCTGTTACCTCAATCGGGGAAAATGAGGCTGTCATGTACGGATGATGATGGCCTTATCATTGAGGGATGTCTGGCCCAGTTAAAGAAACGAAAGCCATATGAGCATTCTTTGCTGGTGGCACATTACCTTTATGGCATTTCAAAACGGAAGATTGCCAAGGTGCGTAAAAAAGATGAAAAGCTGATTCGCATCGAAATACAGATGGCTGAGGGGTTTATTGATGGGTGTTTGTCTATGCTGGATGTTTGCTTAGAAATGGATGGGATAGTATAAAATATTTAAAACTCCCCCCCGTTGGGCTGGGGGGCTGGCTTGTGGTTATCAGTTATACGGCATACGTTTCTGCCTGAGTATCATAGCGAGTCCATACAGCGCGCTTTTCAGCGAGAGAGCATTCTATTGATAATTGGAAGGTGCCTCGATAGGTATAGTATGTTGAGTTTCCTACTTTACTTCTTAAAAACACATGATGCTTTTTATTGTCTGAAATTTGTTTTTTCAGATAGGCTTTAGCTTCCGCTGCATCACCTTTTTTACGTTCGTATATTTTTGTGCCGCATTTGCTGATTTCATTTGACCACTCTTGGTTATCCGTATCGGGAAACCATACCCAGAAATCATGTCGTCCGGTAAATGTTCCCCCACATTGCAGCGATTTTATTTCACGGCCGAAGCAGTTGACTGCATCAGCTTTCAGGCTGAAGCGAAGGTGGTCAGATACTTTTATATGGCCTGCAGAAATGGCGCGTTTAGTGATGGCCTTAATCATTGATAGAATCTTCTTTTCCCAATATGTAGAACGTACCGGATAAGCACAAAAAAATCACTAACGCGGTCCGCATTTTGTTGTGTAGTGTGTTAAGAGTGGTTGCTACGTCACACCGCTTAATCATCGAAATCTGCTTCCTTGAGGGGACTGGTGGATGTTGGAGTGCTCAGGCAGTTATGTGCTTGTTGTCGAGTTCTGGGCTCATTTTGATTACATATGCAGTATGAATATAGTTCGCATCATAATATTATGGTATTGAATCTATTTCAAATCGAACGATATTAGTGATATGCCTAACCATCCCCTGACGGAGATGTATGATAAAAAACAATGATGAAAGTTATAATTTATATATTTATATTTTGTCAATGGTTCGTTCTCTTCCAGAAGATAAGCGGCATGCAATAAATACGATAGAGAAACAACTGGTTGATATTGTAGATAAAAATCATGATGTTGGTCTGTTGGCTATTTCGCTGTTTTTATTTGAACGTGGACAGGATTTTTTCAGGGAAGATACATATCAAAATTAGTCAGTTACCCTTAATCGTGAACCCTGGCAAACGCCGGGTTTTTTTATATCTGAACCCCATAGAGGGGATAACGAGATGGCGACTATGCACCATAACCCGGAAACCTGGCTGGACTGGAAAGAGCTGTTACAGAGCTGGTGGCAGGGCGACACACCGGTAGGCGGTGTTCTGCTGGCGGCTATGACGGCGGCTGTCCGGGTGACGTATCAGGGAGGTGGGTGGAAGCAAACGGCGTTAGAGGGGGTGCTGTGCGGCGCGCTGACGCTGACCGTGGTGGCGACGCTGGACTATTTCAGCCTGCCGAAGTCGCTGACCCCGGCCATCGGCGGTGCGATAGGTTTTATCGGCGTGCAGCAGATCCAGCGTTTTGCGATGTATATCCTGCAGCGCAAGCTGGGGATGCCGACAGACAAGGAGCGGTAATTATGGCACTCACCAAGGATCAAATCTTCGATGCCCTGCTGGGGCGTGAAGGAGGATACGTCGATCACCCCAACGACAAGGGCGGGCCAACCAACTGGGGGATCACCGAGAAGGTGGCCCGTGCTCACGGCTACACCGGCGATATGCGCAACCTGACGCGGGCGCAGGCGCTGGAAATCTATGAGAGCGACTATTGGTCAGGGCCCCGCTTTGACCTGGTGGCAGACTATTCCGAGCTGGTGGCCGCCGAGCTGCTGGATACCGGGGTGAATATGGGGCCATCGGTTCCCGGCAAGTGGCTGCAGCGCTGGCTGACTGCCTTTAACGATGGCGGACGTCTGTACCCGGATATCAGCGCCGACGGGGTGATTGGGCCACGTACGCTCTCTGCGCTGCGTGCCTATCTGGATGCCCGGGGTGCAGAGGGGGAGCAGGTGCTGCTGCGGGCGCTGAACTGCAGTCAGGGCGATCGTTATCTGGCGCTGGCCGAGCAGCGGGTGCAGAACGAGTCATTTCTGTATGGCTGGGTACGGGAGCGGGTGGCGCTGTCCTGATCGTCTTTGATGTGAAGCCAGAATTAACAGGTCGCTTAGGCGACTTTTTTATTACTGACGAAAGGAGATCTATATGTACGCACTAAAGAAAATCACGGTAACAAACGACGGTCGATGTGTTGAAGAGGTGCACGTTTTGGGAAGCATGTACCGGGTTGAGTTTCATCCGAAAGACCCGAAACAGGCTGCCAGTATTGAGTATTTTCGGCGCGGTAACACACCGAGCATTTCTATCGCAAAGAGTGATGAGGCGTATATCACCACGTTAACGGGTGATACGGTCAGATGTATTTGTCGAGGGGATGCGAGTGCTCGCCAGGCTCTCATGAGAGGGCTGGCGTAAGCCCGATCTGAGAATGATAGGCCCCGGTCTATGCCGGGGCTTTGTCGTATCTGCGTATCATAACGCATATCACCAAGAACCTTTCAGGATGAGCCTTGAGGAACCGGCTGGCTGTCGGAGCGTTCTTGGGGCCGTCTTCCTGTGCGAACAAGACTCATCACTAAAAGGTAAAGCCGGTATGAACGCATCTGCAGCATCATCGTTGAACGTTTGAGCTCCCCAAAACTGGGTAGCGCAAATGTTGACCAGCTCACCCCAAAACGAGGGGAAACTTCTGTGGGTGGGTACCTCGGTGCTGGCAATTAATTTGAGGCTGTATCAATAAGCCACTGACGCTTACCGCGTTGGTGGTTTTTTTATATCTGCGCCATGCCCGGCGCATGTAAATCGCAGAGCCTTACAGAAATGAGCCTTGGAGAACCGTCGTTATAGGTGGCGACCTCTCTGCGGGCGGCGTTTCTGGGCAACAAGGCTCATTTCTATAGGAGTACGCTCAATGAAATATCCAACCGTGTTGGTAAACGGTGTGTCCGTTCGCGTTGATGAAGCGGGGCGTTATAGCCTGAACGATCTCCACATGTCTGCGGTAGCTTGTGGACAAGCCAAAGAAAATCAGGGCCCGAGCCAGTTCCTTCGAACTAAGAAGGTAAAAGCATTTGTTGAAACCTTGACCAGAATGCAGAAATGCATTCTGGAACAAAATCAGCCAGTTATTGTAATTAATGGCGGGTTTAATCAAGGTGTATGGGCAGAGGAGATTGTTGCCATACGCTACGCGGCATGGCTGAGCGCTGAGTTTGAGATCCGTGTGTATCAAACCTTTCAGTCTTTTGTCAGGAAAGGGTTTGACGCCATGACTCGGTTGAATAAGCTCGATCTTGTCATTAAGACTGAAACAAAGGATATCAGCCAGTGCGCAAGTCGAATGGCTAGATGGGGAGTGGGTGGGCGTAAGCGATTATTGCACACGGCCAGAGAAAGGATCGTGGATGAAGTGCAGATGTGTTTGCCGGG